TGGCGCCGCTCATCTTTTGAAATGATAGATGCGATTCTTAAGTTCGTTAATGTTTTGCTGAACTCTGGTTCAGCTATTTGGGAGGCCTTTAAGGCTGTTAAGAAACTTTTTAAAAAGTGAGGTTTATATGTCTCGTCGTCGTCATAAGCTTTCTCGTAAGGCATCTAAGCGTATTTTCCGTAAAGGTGCATCGCGCACTAAGACTTTGAATACTCGTGCTACGCCTATGCGCGGCGGTTTCCGCATTTAAGCGTTAACCCTTATTACCTGCCGCGGTTGTCATAGTTATCATTTTGAACATCTCAATTTCATTTGGAACTGCGCTATGGCTACTGCGGCTTTTCGTTTGACTCTTAAAGACTTTGGCGTCTGCTGGCTTATTCCTGGCGAGTCGACGTATGTTGGCCGTCGCAAGTTGGTGACTTGGACGCTTTATCGCGATCGTCCTTGGGTCGCTCTTTGTTCATTTCAGGTTCGTTCTCGCTCTTCTCGTGAGACGATTCTTCGTGAGCTTCATATTGCGTGTCTTGAAAAATGCCTTGCTTTCACCCGATAACAGCGTATCGTCTTGCTGGTCAGAAGACTAAAGATGGACAACGTAATGCGATAACGTTTGATCCGTCTAAAGCTATTCCTTTTTCTGAGTTCAAAATTCCTTGCGGCCAATGTATTGGTTGCAGGCTTTCTAAGTCTCGTGAATGGGCCGCTCGATGTGTTGTTGAAGCTAAGTCACATAAGAACAACATGTTTCTTACGCTGACTTATGATGATGCTCATTTGCCTGCCGATGGCTCACTTCATTACGAGCATTTTCAGCTGTTCATGAAGCGCATGCGTAAATACTTCATGAGCCGTTTTGGTCAACAGCTTCGCTTTTTTATGTGTGGTGAATATGGTGATAAGCTTGGCCGTCCTCACTATCACGCCATCATTTTTGGCGTTACTTTTGTAGATAAACAGCTCTGGTCGATTCGTCGAGGCAATAACTTATATCGTAGCCGTACGCTTGAGAAACTTTGGCCTTATGGCTTTAGTTCGATTGGTTCAGTTAACTTTGAGACTGCCGCTTACGTTGCTCGTTATGTTACGAAGAAAATTACAGGTCCTTTAAAGCTTGAGCATTACGACGGTAAGGTTGCTGAATTTTGTCGTTGCTCGCTTAAACCTGGCATTGGTCATGACTTTTGTGAAAAGTACATGACTGATATTTATACTAATGATCGACTTGTTCTTAGCGAGAAGATTATGATGAATCCTCCAGCTTATTTTGATAAGTTGTTGGAGCGTTCTGATATTGTTCGTTATGAAGAGATTAAGCGTCTTCGCGAAAGGCGAGGTCGTGATTTTGAAGATACTGGCGAGGTTTCGCCGCAACGTCTCTCAGTTCGTGAGCGCGTCCAAGAACTGAAAGCCGCTAAACTCAGACGCGTTATGGAAGAGAATCAATCATGATCCTTAAGGTTTTTTCCGTTTTCGACTCTAAACTTCAGGTTTTTAATACGCCGTTCTTCAGCCGTTCTGCAGCTGATGCATCTCGGTCTTTCTCTGATCTCGTTCGTGATAGTCGCACTACTGTTGGTCAGCATCCCGACGATTTCTTTCTTTATGAGATCGGTCAGTACTCTGATGAGACTGGAGAGCTTGTAGCCTCTGCTCCGACACAGATTGCCGCCGCGACTGCTTTTGTTTCTACGATTGAGGGTCTCAAAGCGGCCGCGCCTGCTAAGGCCGAAGTCTAAGTACAGACGCGGCCGCAACACGGAGATTCTTCTAATCAGTCCTTGCGCAGTGCGAGGACTTTTTTATATGGAGCTTATATGAAGTTCAAAATTAATCACACAAACGCTACTGCCGAAGGCATTGTCTTTACTGAACCGTCGATGACTCAACAGCATTTTAAAGATGAGACCATGATCGACAACATCTTGCAAAAGTATGCTGAGACCGGTTTTTTGACTGATCCTTTTTCGCCGAAGCGTCCAATTCAGTTTGGTGACTTTTCTGACGTCACAGATTTTCAGACTGCTCAGAATGCTGTTGCTCGTGCAACTGAATACTTTGAAAGCCTTCCGTCTCACATTCGCGCCTCTTTCAATAACTCTCCATCTGAGTTTCTTCAGGCGCTCAATGATCCTGAACGGAGGAGTAAGCTTGAAGACCTTGGCTTTGTCGCTTCTGAAGAAGTTGAGTCTTCTGAGCCTTCTAAAGAACCTCAGCCTGCTCCAGCGACCGAGGTTAAACCGTCTTCTTCTGACAACAATGGGTAATTACTAATAACTCATATAAGGGATGGTTTCCATCCCTCCAAATTTCCCTTGACCGTCCACTTGTGGCGGTCTTTTTTTGTAGATATCTCAACGATTTGCGCACGGGTACACACCGGAACCAGTTACCTACTTGATGTAACTGGTTCCGGTGACACCCCGATGAGCGTGCGGGTACCCAACGCACTGCTCGAATGTTTGCTTTCTCTTTGACTTGTGGTATATGCTTTGCCCTACGGTGATAAAGCTTTTGAGTCTTGGCTTTAGAGCCGTAAGGCGATCTGTTCGATGAGAGGGCTTTCTGAACTGGTCGCCTTTTTTGTTATCTATAGCTATTGGATAAGTACATGTCTTCTGTTAATCGTTCTACACAGCATTTGTTCTCTCAGATTCCTTCGACTCAAATTCCTCGATCGGTTTTTGACCGTTCTCATGGTTATAAGACAACTTTTAATTCTGGTTATCTTGTACCTTTTTATGTTGATGAAGTACTTCCTGGCGATAGCTTTAAGTTGACAGCTACTTTGTTTGCTCGTTTGGCTACGCCGATTGTTCCCTTCATGGACAATCTTTATTTGGAGACTTTTTTCTTCTTTGTTCCCAACCGTCTTGTTTGGGACAACTGGCAGAAGTTTAATGGTGAGCAGAAGAATCCTACGGACTCTACAGATTTTCTGATTCCTACTGTTTCTGGCACGAATGTCCGGAATCAAACGCTTTGGGATTACTTCGGTCTTCCGACGAATGTCAATGAACCATTGAAAGTTAATGCGCTTCCTTTCCGCGCTTACAATTTGATTTTCAATGAGTGGTTTAGAGATGAGAATCTTCAGGAATCTTTGAAAGTTCCGACTGGTGATGGTCCTGACAATTTGTCTGACTACAACTTAGTTCGTCGTGGTAAGCGTCACGACTACTTCACGTCGTGTTTGCCCTGGCCGCAAAAAGGTCCAGGTGTAGAAATTTCGATTGGTGGTAGCGCTAATGTCACTATTACTGGCGATGGAACGCCATATTTCAAAAGATCTGAAGACGTTATTTTTCAGCCTGCTGGTGTTCTTTTAGCACTTAATGCTCCTTCTAGCGCTATTTCTTCTCCCGCTTCGTATAGAACTGCCGCCAGCACTGGTAATGTTGCAGGTCAGTTGTCTTGGCAAGATCCAGCGCTCAAAGGTACTGCCGATCTTTCATCTGCTACGCCTATTTCGATTAATGATCTTCGTCAAGCTTTCCAGATTCAAAAGCTCTATGAACGCGACGCGCGTGGAGGTACGCGCTACACAGAGATCTTGCGTTCGCATTTCGGCGTAATCTCGCCTGATGCTCGTCTGCAGCGTCCCGAATATCTCGGCGGTTCGTCTACTCGTATTTCGATCAATCCTGTTCAGCAGACCTCTGCTACGAATGAGACGACGCCGCAAGGCAATTTGGCTGCTTTTGGTGTTGCTTCAGACAGTTTTCATGGTTTCTCTAAGTCTTTTGTCGAGCATGGTTATATTTTTGGCTTTGTGAATGTCCGTGCTGATCTGACTTATCAGCAAGGTTTGAATCGCATGTGGTCTCGTCAAGGTCGTTTCGATTTCTATTGGCCTGTTTTGGCGCATCTTGGTGAGCAGGCTGTTTTGAATAAAGAGATCTACGCCCAAGGCACTGCTGACGATGATAAGGTCTTTGGTTATCAAGAGCGTTATGCCGAGTATCGCTATTACCCTGGACAGATCACTGGTAAGTTCCGTTCGACTGATCCTCAGCCGCTCGATAGCTGGCATTTAGCGCAGAAGTTCAGTTCTTTGCCAACTCTTTCGTCGCAATTCATTCAAGATACTCCGCCCTTGGAGCGTGTAATTGCTGTTCAGGATGAGCCGCAATTTTTGTTTGACTCGTATATTCGTTTGAAGTGTGCTCGTCCGATGCCTGTGTATTCAGTGCCTGGCTTGGTTGATCACTTCTAAGGAGTTGTTATGGCTTTAGTTATTTGGCTTGCTGTTGTTGGCACTGTTGTTATTTTTGCTTTAGGACAGTGATATGGGATTCCCTTGGGCAGATGCAATTGGCGGAGTTGCTAATTTAGGCAGTTCTGCTGTATCGGCTTATTTTGGCTGGAAACATCAGAAAGAAGCGATGAAGAATCGCCATCAGTGGGAAGTTGAAGATCTTCGCAAAGCAGGTCTTAATCCAATCCTTTCGGCTGGTGGTTCTGGCGCTCCTGGCAACGCGCCTCCTATTGTTGCTCCTGATCTTGCTAGCGCTTTTAAGTCTGGTGCTGAAACGTCAACTCAGCATTCTGAGAAGAGTTTGAAAGAAGCTCTTGAGAAACAGACCTATGTTCAGAATTCAGCTCTTCAGGCTGATGCTGGTTTGAAGCGTGCTCAGTCCGTCGCTTCTGATAGCTCTTCTAATTTGATGTGGTCTCAAACGAAAGGCCAAGAGATTGCTAATAAGATTCAAGAAGAGAATTTGAAGCAAGCGAAATTCATGACTCAGAATTCTGCTATTGCTTCTGAGAGGCAGAAGTTAGTTTTTGATTATTTGAAAGAGCACCCTGGCGCTTGGAAGTTTGGTCAGTTTATGCAGTTGCTTAATCCTTTTGGGACTTCTGCGCCAGTTGTCAATTCTGCTGTTGGCGCCGCTCATCTTTTGAAATGATAGATGCGATCCTTAAGTTCGTTAATGTTTTGCTGAACCAGAGTTCAGCAAAACATTAACGAACTTAAGGATCGC